CCCCGACCTTGTACCGCCGGGTCTAAATGTGGACTCGGAGTACACAATAGCCGTAAGGAAGAAATGATGTCTGGACCTTATGTCCCGATTGAAGACGTGGCCAAGCACCTCAGCGTGTCTGTATCCACGGTGCGAAAGTGGGTGCGGGAGAAGCACATCCCCCGCGCCACCTACATCAAGGTAGGTAATACCTACCGCTTCGATGTTGCGGCTATTGCCGCGGCCCTGATACCGGTTGACAACGAGGAGCTGTTGCTGCTCGATGACGACCTTCCCGACCTAACAACAAACGTCGATGACGACTTCTGAGGAGTTTACCATGTCTGAACTTACCCTGTTCCAAAACAGTGCGATTGCTAAGAGCGACCTGTTCCAGTCGCTCATGGACACCACGAAAGCCCTCATGGGTGGCGGCGGCGGGATGCGCCGCATCAGCATCAAGGGTGGTCGCTTCCGCGAGATCGTCGGCGGCCAGCAGGTGAACGTGAACAGCTCTGGCTCGATCAACGTCGTGATCGTCAACGCTGCGGCAATCTCACGCACCTACTATGCTGGCGCCTACGACCCCGATACACCGGCAGCACCGACCTGCTGGTCGACGGATACGAACACCCCTGCACCCGAGGTGCCGGCAAACCAGCGGCAGGCCGCGCGCTGCGCCGACTGCAAGATGAACATCAAGGGCTCCGGTGCCGGCGAGAGCCGGGCGTGCCGGTTCAACCAGCGGCTGGCTGTGGTGCTGGAGGGGCAGTACGACACGGTGTATCAGCTCCAGCTGCCTGCTACGTCTGTCTTCGGTGAGGCCAAGGACGGCAAGATGCCGATGCAAGCCTATGCCAAGTATCTGCACGCGCACAACGCACCGGCCATCGCCATCGTCACGCAGGTCTACTTTGACGTGAACGCCGAGACGCCGAAGCTGTTCTTCAAGGCAGTGCGCCCGCTTGAAGAGGCGGAGCTCAAGGAAGTCTTGGACGCCAAGGACTCCGATGACGCGATCAAGGCTATCACGCTGACCGTCGCGCAGACTGACGGGGTGCAGGCAACACCGAAGACCGAGGCCAAGGTCGAGACGAAGGCGGCGCCCAAGGCCGCACCGAAGGAAGAGGCCACCGAGGAGCCGATGAAAGTCGAGAAGAAGTCGGCCCCCGCACCCAAGAGTGATGACGATCTCGGTGACATCGTCGACGCTTGGGACGACTGAGCGACATCAACTGCCGCGGCTAGGCGTAGGCCGAACGGGTGTGGGAGCACCCTGCCGCGGCATCTCTCAGTCTAAGGTGAAGCATGGACACTACATCGTTCTTGGGGAAGGTGCTGGGGGACGAGGGCTATTACTGCGTGCTTGCGATCAAGGGAGATACCCGCAGGCAGAAGTTCTACCCTACCATCGAGGCGGCGCAGGCGGCAGCAGGGCAGTTCGATGGTAATGGGTTTGACGCGTACTATGCCCTCGCCACTTTCCGCGACGCCGAGTCCCGTACGGTTGATAACGTGCAGCTCATGCGTGCGTTCTTCCTCGACTTGGACTGCGGCCCTACCAAAGACTACCCCGATCAGTCTTCGGCACTGAAGGCGCTCCGCGCGTTCTGCCAGCATAACAAACTACCTCGCCCGATCCTCGTGAACTCGGGGCGCGGGGTGCATGTGTACTGGTCGCTGGAAACGCCCATACCGCTGACCTACTGGCTACCGGTAGCCGAGCGGCTCAAGGCACTGTGCAAGGCCCAAGGGTTTGCCTGCGACCGCAACGTGACTGCGGATGCAGCGCGCGTGCTGCGCGTACCCGGCACGCACAACTATAAGGACAACCCGCCGCGCGAGGTGACGATCTTCAACGCCAGCGCGCCGCCGCCCGCGATAGATTTCGAGGCGTTTTCGCTGCTGCTTGGCGACGACCCTATACCAGTTCCCGCGAAGTTAACGGCGCCGTACGCACCGCCCGAGGCAGACGCAGTGACGCGTGCGCTGATGGGCAACCGCGAGAGCCGATTCAAGGACATTCTGGTCAAGACAAAGGAAGGCCGCGGCTGTGAACAGCTTGCGTATATCATACGCGAACAAGCTACCATGAGCGAGCCCATGTGGCGCGCGGGCTTGTCGATAGCGAAGTTCTGCTCGGATGGGGACAAGGCGGCGCATGTCATATCGCACAAGCACCCTGAGTTCTCTCCCGACGAGATGCACGCCAAGATGGACCGCATCAAGGGTCCGTACCTCTGCTCTACGTTCGACGAGTACAACCCCGGCGTCTGCACCGAGTGCCCTCTGTGGGGCAAGATCAAGTCTCCTATCAATCTGGGTGCGCGCGTCCGTGAGGCCGAGACAGACACCATAGTGGTGCCTACACCGACGGGTGTAGCGCCGGTACAGATACCCAAGTACCCACGACCTTACTTCCGCGGCGCCAACGGCGGGGTCTACATACGGACAGTAAACGACGACGGCGACCCTGAAGACCGGTGCATATATCACTACGACCTGTACGTTACGCACCGGCTGGTTGATCCTGAGGTGGGCGAGTGCCTCGTGTTCAGACTGCATCTGCCGAGAGACGGTGCCCGAGACTTCACAGTGCCCCTGCAGGACATTACCTCCCGCGAAGAGTTCCGTAAGTACATGTCCAAGCATGGGGTTGGCGTATTCGGCAAAGATGTCGAGCGCCTGATGATGTACACACAAGCGTGGTTACATGAGATGCAAGCAAACTCTGCAGCAGACGAAGCACACCGGCAGTTCGGCTGGGTAGGTGATGGCTTCGAGGCATTTGTACTGGGGCGCACCGTCTACTACCCCGGCGGTCGCACCGAGTTTAACCCCCCGACAAAGGCGACCGAGGGGCTCATGGAGGCGTTTGCTCCGCGCGGTACGCTAGACGGGTGGAAACAGAACATGGCGTTCTTCAACCGGCCCGGTATGGAGCTGCATCAGTTTGTCGTGCTGATGGGCTTCGGGTCGCTGCTGATGCAGGAGGCGTCCGAGAACTGTGCGGCGATCCACCTGTACAGCAAGGACTCCGGGTTTGGTAAGACCACGGCCATGATGGCGGCGACCTCTGCGTTCGGGCGCCCGTCGGACCTCGTGATAAAGGCCGCAGACACTAACAACTCACACATGCTACGGGGTGAGGTATACCGCAGCCTGCTGCTGCCCATCGACGAGGTTACAAACCTGCGCGGTATGGAGCTGTCGCAGCTTGCGTATCAGTTCACCGGAGGCAGACAGCGCAACCGGCTAGCTCGCAGCGGTAACGTCGAGCGCGTGCGCGGTAGAGAGTGGAAGCTCCTCGCAGTGACCACCGGCAACGCCAGTGTGATTGACGCCATCAGCTCAGCCAAGGCGATGCCGAAAGCGGAGGCACAGCGCATCTTGGAGGTGCGTGTAGACCGGGTGTTCCAAGGGCACGAGGACAAGGAGACCACGACGCGATTCTCCAAGAGCCTGCAGGCACACTACGGACACGCCGGACCGCTCTTCATACAGTGGATTCTGGACAACCCGCGGCAGGCGCACGCACTGTGCGAGACCGTGCAGAAGCGCGTGGACACCGCCGCCAAGCTAGGCCCTGAGAACCGCTTCTGGTCGGACTTGGCCTCCCGCACACTGGCAGCGGGCATCATCTGCAGCAAGCTCGGTCTGATCTACTACGACATGCAGGCGCTCTTTCAGTTCATCGTAACGGTCATCCGCCAAGCCAAGGGCGTCGTGGCGCAGATGACTACCCCGGTCGAGACGCTGCTCACCGATTACATCACCGAGAATTGGAACAACCTGCTGCGGATCAAGAGCACGGACGACCTGCGCAAGAACGGCGCAAACAACAACGGGCTCGATACCCTCTTGGTGCCAGAGGCACAGCCACGCGGACAACTTGTCGCACGCTACGAGACGGACACGAAGCGCCTGTATATGCTGCCGAAACCGTTCAAGATGTGGTGCGTCGAGCAGCAGCTGGATCACGGCGCGATCCTCGCCGAGATGCACGACAAGATGGGTGCCAAGCGAATCAAGATACGGCTGGGTAAGGGCACCAACTTGAGCCTGCCGTCCACGGATGTGATCGCAGTCTACCTACCGGTGATGGACCCGAATGAGGCGGCGGAAGAGATCGAAACCGTTAACGCCCCTCTGGCGTGAAGGGCTGAACCCTGACGGGGTCAACATCCGCGTGCGGTGGGATGCTATGGTTGTCGGGGCATCGGTGTTCATACCGTGCGTCAATACGACGCGCGCACTCGCGCAAGTTAGTGCTGCACTAACAGCACGCAGGTGGTCGTTTTCTCATGCTGTGGTGATAGAAAACCACAAATTGGGGCTTCGCATATGGCGAACCACATGATATAGAGAAGTTGGTTAACTCCTCCCTGTTGACCGGCTTGCTTCACCTCTGACCCCCGCCTCCTCCCCCGGCGGGGGTCTTTTTTAGAAGAGCGAGAAGCCCTGATCCCACTCAGCCAGATTCGCTTTGATAGCCTCGCGCATCATCGGGCTGAACGACACACCGTTGTGCATCGTGGCGGAGCGCTCCATGTGCTGGTTCATGGAGCGCCGGATCGTATCGGGCGTGATAGCAGCTGCCGGGTGCTTCCGGCTGAACTCGGCCATGGCCCGCATGACATCCTGCGCCTCGGAGAAGTCCCCCATACGCATGGCGACGTAGTACTGTCGTAGCAGCTTGGTGCGACGCACCCCCACGGCTGCGTCGATACGCTTGCCGACCTGATTCTGTTCTTGCCGGAACGTGTATTCCGTGGGCGCGAAACCGAGCGCCTGTGCCAGCAGTTCGCCGTTGGTGATGTCGCTGTAGATGGGGTCGCCCCTGCGAGTCAGGATGCCGTCCTCGGACGGGTACCGGAAGGTGGCTTTCATCAGGTTCGACATCGCCGCCGGGATCATCTGCTCGATGCCGCGCTCTAGGTTGCCCTCGGCGATGTCGTTCACACCTCGGATACCCCGCAGTATGACGCTGGCCGCCGGACCGCCGGCGAAGAATACTAGCTGCTCTTCGGGCGACGGGTTGTTGTTGAACTTGTTGGCTTGGAAGATGAGGTTCGACAGGCCGATACGAGACGCCACGTCGATCCCCAAGAACTCCGCGATGGCGCCCTTGTAATACAGCTCGCTCAGCGCCTTGCGCGTGAGCGTCTCCGCGTCTTCCTCATCGTCGTCAAGGAAGAGGTTTGCCAGCATCGTGTAGACGCCGAACAGCGGTAGCCCCTGCACCCCCGCCAAGAACGCCGTAGAGCCGAACACGCCCACCAGCTGCTTGAACGCTGTGTTGCGGAGCTTGGGATCGCCCGCAAACATGTTATCGACAGCGGAGCGCGCTATCTTGAGCTGCAGGTAGTTCATGGCGATGCCGTAGCTCTTGTACATCATGGCTACGCGCCCGATGCCCTGCTGGGCGATGCGCGGTGCGGTCTCCAGCACCGTGCCGCCGTTGGTGAGCTGCGTCTCAAGGATTGCTTGCTCTGCAGCGCGCTTGCGCCGCGTAGCCTCAGGTAGGTTGGCCAGCTCGGGGCTCTTGAGCGCCAGCTTGTACGCGGCGATAGCCGTGATCTGCCGGTTTAACTGATCCGACTGGTGGAACAGGAAGGCTGCGACAGCGTTGAACCGCTCCCACACGGTGCGGTCTTTGTACGCGTCCTTGAGGCCGATGGTGTCGGCGAGCATGGAGCGGTGCAGCTGTCCACGATCTGCCAGCAACTGCACCATGGGCTGCAGCTCGTCGAGCTCCTTCTTTAGCCCCTCGGGGTACGTCCGGTCGGCACGGACCCGATAGCTGCCGTCTGCCGTCAGCTCGAAGTAGTTGTCTATCGACGGGGCGGCACCGGTGTTGACCGATTCCGTTTTGCCGTCAGGTGCAGTCATACGCACGTTGCGGTTCATACCGCTGCCGACGAACAGCTTGGCGGCGTCCTTGAGGGCGACGAACGCAGGGGTATAGCCGTACTTGCCCCCGAGATAGGGGTAGATGATCGTGCCCATGCTGGACACCTGCGTCAACGCCGACGAGAC